CTTAGCCAGATTCAGTTGCACAAGGTTTGTGCACAGTTCTTCAACTGTTGGCTCGTTACCGAGATAAGAACACAGGTCTTCATCTAGTTGCAGTAGGGCATTACGAAAGTCAGTAATCCAGTTAGGCGTTTCCGCCTCATCTTCAGGGGGCATTCATGCTCCTATGAGTAGGTGAGTAGTTATGTCAGACGATGATAGACGCCCTTTTCCTCTGAGGCAAGCCTAATCCAGCAAGAAATGTGAAAGCGCCCACACTGCTGTCCACTTGATCGTCATGGGCTGCTGCTTCGGGGAAACTTGAGAACTCGTCCAAGTAGTCTGTCAGCCATGGGGCTCGCAGAAGACGGACGTTTCCGTTTGCTACGGCAGCGGCAAATGGCTGAGCCCGAGTGACCTTGTCACCTGTAGCGCGCAATCCAATGAAGTCGTAGCCGGGAACGACGTAACGTGCGTATTGGTCGATGATGGCTTTGCCGGATGAGCCGGGTTCTTGTTCCATGCGGATAGACACGGTATGGCCGTCTTCAATAGCGGTCTGGGCAATAAGTTGCTCCACCTTGTCCGATTTGACGCGTGCCCGTTTGACGTCAAGGACGTATGCGATGCCTTGGTCGAAAAGCATCAGGGTTCCCACGGTCCAGTCGGGGTCTGGGTTCGAGTGTGAGGGTTCTGTGGCTGCCATATCCCAGAATCGGACGGCACGAGCCGATGATGTGACTTGTGGCACATCGAGTGGGTCAATAATGACAAATGACTCGCGATTGAACATGGAGCCAAGGGTCGTGGCCCACCAATCTCCCGATTCCAGTCGCAGCCGCTCAATGGGGTCAAGTGCAGACAGGGCCTGACGGTAGGACTCTGCGTCGATTCCGGGGTTATCAGTCAGTTTTGACGGAACGAAGATTCTTCCAGTTTCTTTGGCTTCCACCAAGAATCTTTGTCGAACCCAGTTGGGAGCCGGGTTTGTGGCTGCTCGCATTCGAAGCGGAACCTGAGAAAGGGGGCCTGAGGCCGGGCGACGGAGGCGAGAGAAAAGATACCGGTAATCCGATTCACGAATTTCGGTAACTTCGTCCATGCCAATGAACTGGAATTCCGCACCCTTGTAACGCAGGTAATCGTTCGTATTGTTCAAATACCCAAAAGAAAGTCTTGCGCCCGATGGAAAGGTGAACACATAGGAGTTTGCGTTCCAATGGATTTCTTCGTTTGGACCAAGCCAGTCTTTGGCGCGATCCATAAGAGCGCCGGGAAGGGAGAGGTCAGCGAATGTTTTACGGAAAAGAATTGCGGAGTATCCGGGAACATCGACATATTGAAGCGCCGACATCAACAATGCGCTAGATTTTCCACCACCGGCTGCACCGCCAAACAATGCTTCAATAGCATAAGTTCGAAGAAATACTTTTTGAGTTAAGGATGGTTCCTCAGGGCAAAAAGGTGACTCCTTCGGCTGAAGGTAGTCTAAAACTTTGTTCCAATCGGTCACAGGACCTCACCGTCAGCCTTTGTACTTCCGAGATTGTAGTATCTGTCTATCCAAGAGAATAGGTTTCAACAGTGCCAGATGACGACAAGTCCACAGATGAACTCCAAGTCAAGAAGTTTTGGGTTTTTCCTCGAACTAGGGAGTTTGCTGCATATGTACTGATGTCACTGTTTGTAACATGTACTACTGTGGGAGCGTTCTTAATTTACCTTCCGGCTGGTTTCGTCACGCTCGGTGTTGCCAGTGGCCTGTACGCGTATTTGCTGGGATCTGACTGATGGCATGGAACAAATCGGAGACCAAGAGTCTCAATACTGGGATTCAGACCAAGGGTGGAACCGTTGGTGTTGGTGCGCCAGTTTCACTAAATCCCAATTCCGTTGGTCGCCCGTATCGCGACTCTTGGGACATCGAAAAGGCCTACCGTGAAGGCGTTCAGCGGGTTACTTGGGTTTTCCGCTGTATTGACGCCATTTCAGGCAATCAAGCACGACTGCCAATGGTTTTGCGAAAAGATAACTCACCCAACGGTGAAATTATCAACAAAAAAGATGATTTGCTCACCCTGCTGAATTCAAAGAGCAATGAGGGTGAAAACTCTTTCATTTTTCGCTTCAGGATGTCGTCGCAACTCTTGATGTCAACAAGAGGCGTGTTTGTCGAAAAGGTCCGTGGGCGCGACGGAAAGGTAAACGCTCTTTACCTACTCCCACCCCAGCACACCGCTCCCATTCCTGACGCTAAAAAGTTTGTTTCGGGCTTTGAAGTCTCACTTCCCGGTGGTTACAAAAAAGTAATCAATCCGGACGATGTTATTTGGATTCGTCGCCCCCATCCGCTTGATCCATACCTTTCGCTAACGCCAATGGAAACCGCTGGGGTTGCCATTGAGATTGAAAACCTCGCAAAGATTTACAACCGAAATTTCCTTCTTAACGACGGTCGACCCGGTGGCCTCCTTGTTGTTCGCGGCGAGATGGACGAGGACGACAAAGAAGAACTGCGTTCACGCTTTCGTGGGAATCTAAACAGGACTGGTGCTACGTCAGTTATCGCATCTGATGATGGCGTTGACTTTGTCGACACCTCATCGAATCCTCGTGATGCTGCGTATGTTCAGATGCGTCAGATCACCAAGGAAGAAATTCTTGCAGCGTTTGGTGTGCCGGAGTCAGTTATTGGTAATGCCTCTGGTCGCACATTTTCCAATGCTTCTGAGGAGTTGCGTGTTTTCTGGATGGAAACAATGCAGCCCCATCTTGAGGTTATTGCTAGAGCCCTTGACGAACTTGATGAGAAAAATTATGTCGACTTCGACACCTCATCAGTTCCGATTCTGATCATCGCCAAGCAGGAGCGTCAGCGCTACCTGATGGATGAGTTCAATAACGGCCTTATTTCAGGCAACGAATATCGCGACGGAACCGGGCGCAACACTGTTGAATCCGAACTTATGGACTCACTGCTTGCGAATCCGAACCTCACGCCAATTGGGAACACGGAGAAGCCGTTCAACCCAGAACAGCAGCAACCGGTTGACATGGTTGGAGTGGAACAGGGACCCCCGGGCGCCGTACCCGGCATGGAACTCGCACCCGGTCAGCCCGTTCCGGACGTCATGGCGCCAGAAGGTGCTGCACCCGTCACGGAAACTCCCACGGAGCCAACTCCTGAACAGGAAGCAGCGTTGCGTGATGGCGCAATGCTTTTCAAGGGCCTTTTGGATAAGCGTGAGCCAGAAGAGTGGGAAATCAAGGCTGAACAGACCGTTGATCGTTGGACTGAAATCTTGGATCGTTCTCTTGAGCGACTGTTTGAACGTCAGCAGCGAGTTGTTATTGAAAAGGCTTCAGGGGCTAAGGCCCGTAAGGCTTTGACGACACGCGATCTTGATGTGGACATGATTTTCGACAAGGCGACGTGGGACAAGCAACTTGAAGAAGATTTGCGTCCGGTCCTTGCTGCAATCGTGACTGAGGCTGCTGAATCTTCTTGGGATGACGGTGTGCCTGACGGTGAGGAGCCGATCAGTCAGAAGGATTTACAGCAATACCTTGATGAGCAGATGCAGCGAGTCAAGAAGTCAAATGAAACCACTCGCGAAGAGATTCTTGCTGCAATCCTTGTCGTGATGCTTCTTTCCGGAAATGAAGACAAATCTTCGATTCTCCGAACAGCCCTTGGAGCAATCTTTGCTGAACTTATGGGCCGTAGGCGTCGTTTGATCGCTGAGCAGGAATCGCAGACTGCGTACAACGCTGGCGTTTACCTTGCAGCGGCTCGTGCCGCTCGTGCTGAACGAGAGCAAGGCGAGGCCCAAGGACGACCGGAAGATCAACGTCGTGTGTTCATGAAGCGATGGGTGACTCAACGTGACGCCAAGGTGCGCTCACAACACCGCAGCCTAGAGGGCAAGCGTGTGCCGTTTGCAGACGGTTTCAAGGTTGAAGGGTATTCGTTGCGTTTCCCGGGAGACCCGTTGGCGCCTGCGCATTTGACGATTAATTGTCGTTGCAAGTTGCGCTGGCTCTAAGATAAACTCTTGACATCATGAGCGCTGAGACCGTTTGGACTTGGGTCCTTTTCGTCTTTGAAATCACAGGCATTATTGGCATGTGGTTTGTTGGTCGATAGATTTGGTGGGGCTGGGCCATTGTTTTGGTTCACTCAATTCCTTGGTTTATCTACAGCACCATTTACGGCAAGCCCGGTTTCATTGCCATGTCTTTCATGTGGTGGACCATCAACTTCATCAACATGCGCAAATGGCGCAAAGAGCAAGAATAAAGAAACCATTTCTGTAAACTCGTAATAATTTACAGAAACTATTCCCTACAATCTGCAAACCTGTCGTACTCTTGTACAAACCCCGCTACAAGAGGCGCAAATGAACGAGAACTTCGCGACAAAGGCAATCCCCGGTCAACTCTCAGTTGACGAGGCAGAAGGAATTGTCGAATGTTTTGTTGCTGGCATCGGAAACAAGGACTCTGTTGGCGATATCTGCATGCCCGGAGCCTTTACCGGAAGCCTTGCCCGTCGCCGCCCACGAGTCGTCTGGGGTCACGATTGGAACCAC